GAGAAAGGGGGAGCCGAAGCTCCCCCCCGACTTTTAGTGCTCTTCTGGCTCGTAGGACTTGTGAGCCTTTGGCTCGCTGCCCTTATGAGCTGAAGAAAGCGGGTTCATGTCAGCGCCAGCGCGACCGCCCGACTTGCGGGGCTTACGGTCGGCGCGATGATGCGCGTGATGACCTTCGTGATGGCCAACATGGTGCTTGTGTTTCGCCGCGCCGCCATGCTTCCGCTTTTTGGCTTCCTTAGCCACGTTTGAGTCTTTGCCTTCATAGACGTCTGAAGGCGACTCGTCGTGATCCCAATGACCTTCCATTGGTGACTCGACCTTACCACCCTTCTTGTGCTCCGCACGAGGGTGCTTGTGATGTACACCAGCATGCATAACGCCGTGGTGATGTCCTTTGTGACCCTTCATGGTTCACTCCTTAGAAGTTGCTGTACTGAGTGAGGCCAAACAAGCCAGTCGTCAACTGGACATTGTACGGCGGAGGCGACTGACGAACGATCAGCTTGTTCGCACCGGTGCTGGAAGTGAAACCAGCATAAGTGCCACGAACGTCACCGGTTGTAGCGGTAGCGGTCGTGCGATCAGCATTCACGTAGCTTGTAGCCGCCGTGATAAGCGTCGTCTGTTCAAGAGACGAAGCATCGTTGATCAGAATGTCACCAAAGGTGTCAGAGCGGAGTGGCAACCCAAACACATCGGTCGTGTCGACCGAATATGCGTGGGTAGCATCGGCTGCATTCAACACAACTGAGTAGATGTATTTGAATGCCTTCTTGCCCGATACTTGGTTACCAGCAGAGATCGTGATGTTCTCTTGCATTGGGTAGCCATAAATATCAAAGCCCGAAACCGTTGCTGTAGTCGCAGTAGCACTCGCAGCAGCAGTAACTGCCACGGCGCGGCCAACGAGAGCCATCGGGTTCCAAAGATAGATGCCCGGTGTCTGAGCGTTGTTCGGGATCGCGCATTGCTGCACATTCTGGAACGCAAGCGTTACCGTGCCAGACGTAGCAGTCAAGTTGCTGTTGGTCTGGTAAGTGCCGGTGTAACCCTGACCAACCGTCGTATATGTGCCGGTTGTCGTAAGTTGCGAGACAATCTGAACGCCAGCCGCCGTGCCTTGCGACACAGTTCCTGATGTCGTCAACACCACCATGCCGGGTGAAATTGGCATGCCAGAGTTGGCTGTGATTGTCATCACACCGTTGCTGAACGAGGCCGTCACCGATGCATAAGCATCGAGAGCAAGCACGTTCGTTTGGACCACAGTGTCGGAACGAACGAAGTTCGTGTTGTTATAATACACGCCCGTCGTCGCCGAGTTCGTCGTGACAAGTGTCAACGTCGCACTGGTTGCGTTTGCAGAAGCGACAATCGCGCCCGTCGCCTTGGAATAAGGAACAATGCTAAGGGTGTTAACATTGTCAAAACCAAGCCACCCAAAATCCTGTTGGGCCTGAGCCTCACCAGGGTTGTAGGTGAACGGGATGCGAGTGTCGAGGAAACCCGCCCCTGAAGCAAACAGGGACGAGCCACCAATGTCGGGATTGTAATCAAGACCAACGGAGCTCTGCCCGAAAGTAATGATTGGACCTGAGAAAGCGTCAATCGCCATGGTTATTCCTCCTTACGAGGTTGGGAACGAACCGTAGATCGCCCGCCAGTTGTAATAGCCGAACGAGTAACGCTCATAGCCCTTGACGAGAAGGTTATCAGTCACGAAGTCGACTTGCATGTCGGTTTCAAACTTCACGCGCTCCATGTAGGCAAGGCCGTCGATGTTCGTGAGCAAGAACCAAGCATAAGACGAGGTCAAGAAGTCGTTGACCATGTAGCCTTCAGGCAACCCACCGGCAGTGGTCATGATCGCGTTAACATCATTATCTGCTGTGCCTGGGCGGAGTTCCGTCTTCAAAAGACGAATAGCAACCGGCTCAAGAGCAGGTGGGATAATGAGCTTGCGACCGCGAGCAAACACCTTCAGGCCAGCCTGATCGCGGAAGTTCGTGCGGATTGCGATCATCGCATTCAGCAACGAGGCTTCGTTGAGGTCAATCTGGGTTGTTGGCGTGTTTGCAACCGAACCACCGTCAATCGGATGCGAGGTGGAGCAGAGAGCAACACCGTCACCGCCGACTGCAGCATTGTAGGTCTGCGCCGTGTTCAGGATGTTCGCGCCATAGATTTCCTTGGTCTGCTGGAATGATTCCACCAAGCCGAGGTTGGAAGGCGTGAACTGGGTCTTGTAGAGGTTGTCGTCGATTGCCTTGCGGGTAATCGCGTAACCGAGAGCGATTTCAGTGTGCTCTTGGTTGTACACGAAACGCTCACCAGCGCCCGAATCAAAGGAGGTCTGGCCACCTTCGGTCTTGAGCTGGGCGAGGCCGAGGTAACGCATTTCAGCGGTACGCTCAAGAGCCATCTTTGAGTCGTGCTTCGTGAAGATTTTGTCGTACTGAGACGGAATCTGCTCGTACTTGCCTTCAACACCACGGAGTCCGGGGAGGAGAAGGTCTTTGATCTGTGAGAGATTAACAGCCATTGTTCCTTACTCCTCTTACGAGATGCCGGTCGGGCCAGCACCGTTCGTGCGCCAGACTTCGTTGTTGAAGCCGACAACAAGATTGCAGTACTGCGTTGTGGGATCGCCGCCGTTGCCGAACGAAACGGCGTAGTCGACGATAATGAAGGGGTCTGTGACAGTCGTGTTGACAGCATTGACATAAGCCGTCGAGCGGCCTGTGGCATTGTTGCCGCCGTTGGAGTTACCCGAGGTAGCGCCAGTGGTGGAGTAGGCGAACGTAGCATACTGGCCTTGGACGCCAGAGGTCTGCGACGATGCCGTACCAGTGACAGGGAAGGCGGAACCAGAAGACTGCACGATGAAACGAGCATTCGGATCATCAATGACGTATGCCGTCACGTCGCCGGTTGCATCGGAGCCGGGCCAGTAGCTGGACCAGACAACGCGCTTCTGAGACGTGGACAGATATTTACAGCCAACAAAGATACCGGCGAGGACGGTCGAGCCGCCAGCCGTAGCTTGGGTGATATAACCGGTTGCGGAGCCGGTAACAGGCGATACAGGGTCGCCAGTGAAGATTGGCGTCGTGTTGCCAGACGCAATCAAGCGGGGGGATTGTGCGAACGTCGGAGCGCCGCCTGCACCGCCCTGAAACTGCAAGAAACCGCTGGGCGCAAACGTATTGGCCATGACGGGATTCTCCTTTCAGAGAGTTCCATCATCGCACACCGGGGCGACTAAGAAACGGGAATTGTTAAAATCTCCCACGCCGGGGGGAGAACGAGAATCGCACTATTGCATAGTTTGATAGAAAAGAAAAGGGGGCCGAAGCCCCCTTTTCCCGTCCTAGCAGACGACTTACTGTTCAGGAACAAAGAAATTGTGGTCCTTGGACACTTTTGGCCGCACTTGGGCGTCCTCGCGGCTGATAATACCGCCACGGCCCTTCGGATCAAGCTGGCCTTCTTTGGTCCGCACCTGATTCCGCGCGTTCTGGAGGTCTTTGGCCTGCCGTTCTTGTGTGATTACCAGTGGGCGCTCGCAAAGGAGCTCGCCTTCGCGCTCGATCGCCCCGACATAACCCTTCGGCATCATCTCGGGATGGCGCTTCACGTCGACCGGCTCCCAACCACCCATGGAAATGCGGTTATAGTGGGCTGGGTCTTCCCAACCGTTCACCGACTTCATTTTCCACTCATACGACCAACCGGGTGGCGGGGTAGGGGTGGCAAATTTGTCAACGCCTTCGTCGAGGTTGGCATTATTGTGGTTCCGCAGCTCGGCAATACGCTTTGCAAGGCGGTCGTCTTCTACTTCTGGGCGCATTTCGGGGCGCAAACCCATACGATCTGTCGTCTTCATGTTCAATTTTCCTTAATTAACCGGCCAATTTGCCTTCTTTGATCAACGCCATTTTGTTTGCGGCGTATTCTTTTGGCGTCAGGCCCATATCGCGAGCCGCTTCTTGCTCGGCGCGTGACAGGGTGACGACGTTTGACCGACCGCCAGTGCCTGTGCCCGAACGAGACACCGGTGCTGCGGGCGGGGCAGCGGCGCGACGGCCCGCTGTCGACGAGGATGCTTCAGACAATGCTGACTCCTGCTGCTGTGATTCAGCGCGAGGGCTGATCCGAAGACGATCTTCAACGTATTTGAAGTATTCTGGGGTGTCCGCCACAAGGCCATCGTCCAAAGCGTCCTCATGGGCGCGGCCCATGCGGCGTGTAAGGACAGGATCGCGAGCATATTCAGGGTGAGCCCTGACCCATGCAGCCGATTGTGGCGTCAAACGGGCCGCCAGAGCCTCAACAGGATCAGAAGGCTGCGTTTTGACAGTCGCCTCATACTGTTGTTTGCCCGCAATCAGCTTCTCGTGATCCATCTGGGTCTTCTGGATCGACATCAGGATTTCAGCCTGAGCGTCCGCGTCCCCAGCGGCCACCGCATCGCGGAGATTCTGTCTCAAAATCTCCTGATTGCGCTTCACCGTCTCAATTGCGTTGTCGATCATCCGCATATTGCTGTCAGCGGCGTCGGTTTTGGCCGCCGTCGCTTGCTCATATGCTTCTTTAGCACGGCGTTCCGCATCTTCGCGGGCGCGGCGCTCTTCCTCAAGTTTTGCCTTGAGCTCGTTGATGCCATCTTCAACAGAAAGTTGAGGCTTTTCCTCAATTTTAATGTCTTCCGGCGCTTCAACGATTTGGATTTCGTCCTCGTTAGGTTCCAATTCTAACTGGATTTGATCTTCATCTGCCATGTTATATCCTTTACCAAACAATATCAGGTGATTTGACGCGACCGCGAACGGCTACGTCATCAAGGATGCGGCAACGCTTGCTGTTAATGTCGATTGCCCACCCATCAGAGGGCCGGAAAACCACCCAGTCACCGACCTTGATCTTCATATTCTTGAACCATTTGCCCGTCTCGTCGACAAAAGCATCCGGCCCCATCTTCAATACCAAGCCGACTTTGCCTTGGTATTTGTCTTCGTCGATTGTCTTGTCGGTCAGAATGATGCCCGAGGCGGTTTTCTGAGGACGAATATAGACGCCGACCAAGATTTGGTTGTTGAAAATTTCAACTTCCTTGATGTCACCAATCTCGTCCAAGATTTCCTTCTTGGGGTCGACGGCATGTTTCATTTTCATAGGAGGCATTAGCGTTTCTCCGCGTTGGTTTGAGCTACTTCCATGAGTTCCAGAGCGATACGCAGGCCGGAGATCGTTCCGATGCTGCGTTGATAGTCTGCATAGTCATGTGCCGAACCGCCTGCGAGGTTATCGCGAATGCGCTCATACTCCTGTTCAATCAATTTACGCAGTTCTGCTGCGTATTTAGACGCTGTTGTTAACATTGTGCCCTCTTTAACCCCTTGAATTGATGGTCAGACCGGACGCCCCAAGGGGCTGGAAAGGCGTCCGGCCTTCCTCTCATCTGGGCGAGGGGAGAGCTCGCCCAGAGAAATTGTTACCGGCCCTTCAGACCGTAAGCCTTGATCTTCTCAAGCCGCGCTTCACCGCCGCCCGATCCCGAATCAATCGGATAACCGGTGCGGCCACCCGACTTGCGAGGCATTGGCATGCCGCCCTGCGGAGGCATTTGCGGTGGCATTTGCGGAGGCATACCGCCACCCATTGCCGGAGAAGGCATCGGGACGCCAGCAGGGGGACGAGGAGGCATCACAGGCGCGTTTGGCATTGGCTGTTGTTGGCCGTGCCCTGCCCCAATGATGATATTCACCTGCGTCTTGCCCTTCGTGCGGCCACCCTTGGCATGCGCCGAACGACCGCCGGTTGCGCCAGGCACTTTCTTTTTGCTGTCGCCGGAGAACACGTTCCCGCCGCGAGCATAGTTGTCCATGTCTGGGCCATCATTGCGGCCTTCTGCCATTGCCTTCTGGCGCTCTGGTGCCATTTGGCCGGTGCGGCGGCTCTTCAAATATTCGCCGTGCTTCCGACCCAAATCACCCACTTCGTCCAGCATGATTTGCGAGAACGATTTGCCTGGGTTTGCGGCCTTTTTAGCGGCGATTTCTTTGGCAGTTTCCTCGCGCCGCTTCATCCAATTGGCGTGAGAATCATGGTCATCAGACATGCCGCCCATGGCCTTTTGCGACCGAAGGGCCTTCGGCTTCACCATCTTCTTGATGAGCTTCTTGTCCTCGGCCTCGTCAGGATGGCGGCTGGCCTTGCCACCCTTCTTGTAGCCTTCTGGGTTCTGGTTCACGTAACCTTCGCCAGATTGATAAGCAGGCTGTTTAGGAGGGTTGTTTGGGTTTTTGGCCGCCGGACGATATGGATACGGATTGTAATCCTTGTCGCCCTTGCGCGGAGGAACCGGAACCGGACCGCCGTCATCGCGATGAACCTTGCCGCCGTGCTTCCGCATACCGGCTGCCTTGCCCATCTGCTCGGATTGTGCCGACACAGGGTTTTGGCCAACGCCGCCGCTGAATTTATGAGCACGACCGCCTGACTTTTTGCCATTAGGTTTTGGCAAACTGTTCATTAAATTGTGCCGACCGTTAACAATATGTTCAGGAACTTTTTTTCCTTCTTTTTCAAAAGAAGAAATTTTATTGCTCATTGAATTGTATGCGTCAGCAAATTCCGGGGTGGCGATAGCGCCATTCCACATGCGTTCTCCAGCTTTTACTTTGCCGCCTTCAGCGCGGCGCACCTTGCCGCCCTTTTTGAACGCGCCGACATGCTTCGTGCCTTCACGGACGTCATTTGCCATGCGGACGTCGCGGTTGATCAAGGTGTCGGGGGTCAGGCTGGTAGCGCGGCCACCGGCTTTGCGCGGCTTGCGGTCGGGCCGCTTCATGGCCTCGCCGCCTTCGCACTTGCCAACAACCTTGCCGCCCTTTTTGAATTGGCGCTTGGAAAGCGGGCGAGCGCCGGTTTTCACACCAGCGTTCTCGGCTTCAGGGGGTGTCCAAGTCGAGCTGTCGACTTTGGTGTGCGGGTCAGCCGAAGTCAGGCGCTTGGCCTTTTCCTTCATGGCATTCCGCGCTGTTTTTGCGGTCTCAGACATAGGTATCTCCGGAGGGTTTAGAGCGGGCGTCCCCGCTTGCCACAGGGGATGGGTTCAGGGCTGGTGGCGGAGCGCTGACCTTTGTGAGCACATGCTCGACAATTGCGGGATTATGAAGTTTTGCCGGTGATTTTGCAACCGCGCCGCCTTGCTCGTACTTGCGCCTGACTTTCACGCGGTTGTGATCAAAGACAACATAGTTGCGCGTTTGTTGCTCATTTGAGCCACGGCTACCCGCGTCAAAATACTTG